TCGCTCGAGTAGGTGTCGATCCGAAACATTCCCGCATCGGGGATTGTCGGGGGTTCGATAATCTTGCTCGACAGCTGGGAGTTGATTTCCTCCTCGGTGATCGCGTCGCTCTCGACCCACTTCGAGGTATAGATCTCAATTGCGGAAACGGCTGCGAACTCACCGTCGTCATCCGGTGTGACACCCAACACGCGATACTGCTTTGGCAGCGCGGGCAACCCCACGGCCTCGAGCGCAACAGCGGCAAACTCCGGTGTGTTGGCCGGCAGCGCTTCATCGAGATACAGGTCATAAACATCGCCGCGTTGGCTCGCGTCATTGACGATGTTGCGCGTGATCGTGATCGTCGGCTTTCGCCAGTCCTCGCTGGTTGGCTCGCCTACTGTGTCCGGTGCATAGTCTGGATTGGGGACGGTTACGTGGAGCGTGTAGTCAACCCCGAGCTCCAACCGCAGCGTGTCCCGAACCGAAATCTGGGTGCGGTCCAGGTTCATCGCAACGACGCGGCCAGTGGAGCGCATGGCAGTGGATGAGTTCAGGTCTCCATCAGCGACCCCAATGACGCTCAACTGTTCAAGCAAGCCAGCCGCGCGGTTAGTCTTGAACGTGACCATTCGCTTCTCATTGAGCGCAGTCAGGAGCCGAATGTAGGCTCGGCGCAGGGCTTCTTGCCGATTGTCGCAACCAACGAGGACAATGCTCGTGTGGCGGATGCCTGTCGCGTCGATATCGGCTTGGTCGAATACCCGGACGCGATCCTCTTCGTAGCGATTGTCGCGGTTACGAAAGACCGCGGTGATACTGTTGTAGCGGGTGTCAATGTCCGTGTGTTGGTAATTGAACTCGCCTACGATGGTCTCCTTGGTGAAGATCATCTGGGGCGTTTCCGGCTTCTCGACCTTCAGGCGCCACTTGCCGTCGCCCTCATCCCAAGCGAAGGCCCCCACCGCGCCGGCCAGATAGTTGACGAGGTCATTGACCTGCATCGGCTGGTCGATGAACCAGTTAGCCGAGTAGCGGGGGTGAAACCCACCCTTTCCATCTGGAACTTGCTCCGCGAACCACTTACTGGCCTCGAGCGCGTCCCACTTGTTGAGCGTTGAGCCTGGGGCCAGCGCCGAGACGCCGGATAGATCGTCCTCGATCAGTTTCTTGATCTGCCACGCGGGACACTGGGTCCACGCGAGTTGCGTTGTGGCCCCATCCCACGCCGCACCGGTGTAGACGCGAGTGGTCGGGTCCCACACACTGGACGGCGGAACCGGGTACAAGTCGAGGTCGCAGACACCCTTGAGTTCCGGGATGCCGTTGATCTGATCGCTCGCCTTGCCGAACAGTTGCAGGTAGCTCAGCCCGCGCCATTCCTCGGTGCCACCTATAGGTTCGGTACTGGCACCAGCCACGCTCTCCCACACGATCGTGCGGCGGGTTTCGTTCTCCCCATTATCACCCGAGACGATGTAATCTTTTTGATTGAGGCGACATCGCACCTCCCATGTCTTGTTCGCATAGGCGCCATCGTTGGGCACCGCGATGCGCAATTCCTTGACGTAAGGACTGGTGGTCTTGCCCGTGATCGGAAGAACCCCAGGGTTCGCATCAAGCCACTGGGTGCCGGTTGGATCGTACTTCTTCCGCATCGCGTACAGAAGCAGGAACAGGAACGGGTTGCCTCCTGGGTTATACGGAAGCGGCGCGGCAACGCTGAGCAGGGGGTTGATCCAGTTGGTCGTTCCCGATGGGCGCAACTCCACTTGGATTGTCGCGGTGGCACCGCCAATGCCGTCCTTTGTCTGAGCGTAGAGCTGCTGCACGACAAAGCGGAGATCGATGTAATCGACACCGGGTTCGGTGACCGTCGCGTTCTTCCAATCGCCGGGGCCGCTCGAATAGGTATTGGTAAGTGTCAGACCAACGGTGTTCGGCCCCGAGCTCGCGCCGAGGTTGAGCTTTACAGGTTGAAGAACCGTGGGGTCGCCATCGAAAAGAACGGCGGCAAAGTCCTTGAAGCTCGCGTTCCCCTGTCCGTCCTCGACAGGTACATCATTGACGTAGAGGTTGCTGAGACCGCCCGGGGCAAGCCGGATGCGACCCGTTCCAAACCCCATCAGGATTTCGAATGTATCGGTCGATCGCAGGTTATCGGCGGTGTTGTGGTACGACCCACCACCGCCCTTGGCACCGGCTAGGAGGGCAGCCTTAAAACTCACCCTCTTCCCTCATGTAAAACTTGCCGCCGACCTCGGCGAAGTCGCCGATGGGAATGTAATTCATTGAGACGCGGTGCTCTTGGGTGTCGATGTGGGCGTTCATGAAACCCATGTTCCAATGATGCCCGTCACAATATTCCGCGGCGCGGCGGTGGCCGCACCCGAGCTGATCCCACCGCGATGGGCCGCGAAGTTGGGAATAAAAGGTCTGCGATGCATAGCGGTGGTGGTGACCGTTGACGCCCGACAAACCACGCTTGATGCCATCAGGAAAGTGATCAACAAGGAAGGTGTCGAAATAAACCGCATAATTCTTCCTGATCTCCTGACGAATGTCAGTCTTCGTCCACGCCGCGAGGTCGCCACGCGCAATGTAACGAACCTCGAACTTGTCGAGACCTAGAAGCGAGCTCACAGTCATTCCATGAATATCTGACAGAACCGCCTTAATTGCGGGGCTAGCTTCACCAAGGTGCCGCAGCAGGCGGTACTCGTGGTTGCCTTCAATCATGTCGATTTGCGCGTCTGGTGCCGCTTCTCGCAGCTCTTCCAGAAAATTGTGCACGGCCTTGATGCGGCCAACTACATCCCATGTGCGTGGGTCGACGGTATACTTCCCAAATTCTGGAAGGTCGAAGACGTCACCGCCGAGACAGATGATGTCAGGCTCGGCTCGCTTGACCGTGTCGATAAACACTCGGCGCACGAAGGGATCGAGGTCCTCATCGTGGAGGTCCGCGATGACTGTGACGGTCTGGAACCGTTTCCCGCTCGGCTTCAGGTACTTGTCGCCGAAGTCGTTCCGATCAATGTTGAGCTTGCGGAGCTCATCATGGGCAGCGTGACGTGCAGCTTGACCGAGCAGTTGTTGTTGCAGCCGCGTGTGCATGATGCCAGCTGCGCGCTTCGCTTCGGTGAAGCTGCCGAACTCGGCTTCGATTTCATAGCTCGTGAACCGCCCATGCTCTCGATAGCCAAGGCGGGTGACGTTGCCATTTTCATTCAGTTCCGCGACATTTTGAAGGTCGAGGATGATTTCCTGTTTCTTATCCAAGGTTTAATGGTCCACGAACTAGGGCGCCCACCCTTTAGGTTGGTGTGTCTGGGAATGTCCCGAACACGAGGTCGCTGGAATTGACCTGGATCGACATGAACTGACCGCCGATCATCATGCGACCTCCACCGAAACCGATAGGGGTTCCGATTGCGGTCGTATTCTTTCCGCTGCTGATGTATTTTGAAGCTGGCGGGTCCTCGGATTTCGAGACGGTTGGCTGTTTCATGAACAACTGCATCACGCCGCCGAGTGCCATACCTATACCAGCAGACATCAGGGCAATCTGAGCTGCTTGACCGATGCCGGGGATGAAGCTCAACCCGATCAATACCGCGCCAATCAGGATCTTGCCGAACGCACCACCCCCACCAAACATGGCTGGGATCAGGTGCACCTCGGTAGCATCCGTCATGTCGTTCAGTTTCTCGACCGTGTCGAAGCCTACAGCCTGCATCACGATCGTTCGGTCGGCGCCCGCTTGGCGACTCCAACCCTCGATCGCCTCGGCCGGCGTGGAAGCCGCGACCGCAAAGCTCTCGTAGCGATCTTTGAGGACACCGTGGAGGACGAGCCTGATCAGATGCACTGAACGATCCCGTCTATGACCCGATAGGCGCGGACTCCATCTGTTCCGATGATGTAGTGAGTAAGGTGAGGCCACTGGCTGAAGCCGTTGTAATCCTCGTGGCTAAGGGCGGCAGACTGGCCCGGGTGCGTGTGCCATGAGCCGACGAGACTATTCTCATTCTCGAGCAGATCCTCGGCCCGAAACATGAAGCCGCGCTCCGGTTGTGGATGAATGTTCGGTTTCTCAGGACACGAGCCGTTGGCGAGCACGAGCCCGCAGCGCTCGACGGTGTCCGTCTTGCGGAGCTTACGCTTCAGCTTTGACGCGACGATAGCGGGCATCAATCAGCTCCTGGATAGTGGTGTCGGGTTTGGTTGGGGTGAGGTCGGGAACCTCGGGGTGACGCAGCACGTAGCAGGTGCTCATGCGCCAGAAGTCCTTGAACGGGTCGGTGCGTGAAAGTTGCGCTACCGGGTGGTGGAGGATCTGGTTACCCCCTACGTTGATGACGAGGTGGTTGGCATTGTGAGCGCGGAACGCAACGCAGAGGACGTCCGCGGGGCGCAGCGTTTTCAGGCTCCAGTTCTCGACCTTTTCGAAGCCTTCACGCTCATAGATCTTGTTGATCAGATCTAGCTTGTCGGCATTCCAGTCATGCGGGACTGCGTAGTTCGCCAGCGACAGCCCAAAATTGTCGTGGAAGAAGTCGCGGACCAGGCTGTAGCAGTGGACCTCACCCGGGACATAAGCGCGACCACACAGATGTTTGAAGGCCAGTTCCACGTCAAACGGCTTGAAATAGAATGTTGCGATGGTGCAAGAACTTTCGCAGGCTAGAGCTAGGCTTCATAGGTCAACCCAGGGAAACGCCGGCGGCACGTATTGACGAAACGGAAGCGTCTGGTTGGTAGCGGTAGAATAGGTCGCCAGCACCAGCGAGATTTTGGTACGGGAGTATTGATCGGGACGCTTGATGCGCCACACCGTCCGCTCACAGACGTTAAGATTTGCCTTAATATCGTCGAGCAGAACCTTCTTGCGAACCAGCATACCGCCGTCGAGGTAACCGTCGTGGATGAGACCCTTGAACGGAAGCAGGTCAAGGTCTTCTTGACCGATTACCAATCGAGGAGTGGGTGACTTTTCGGTGCTGAAGTCTTCACCCGAAACCACACAGGGGAGCCCCTCATACAACTGCCCGAGCCAAGTGATCGGACTATCGGGCGTAAAGTAGATAGTTCCACCAGAGACAGGGGTGAGCTCGAACAACGAGATCTTCGCGTCCGCGTTGAGCTTGAGGGCGTCCTCGACGTGGCTTTGAGGGAGCGACGACACTTAAAAGCTCGGATTGTGATGCACGAGCTGGATCTCGAAGTCGGGAACCAAACCGTTGGAGTTAGGGAGCGCCTTGGGCACGGAGACGGGCGCATCGAACCGGCAGGTGAGTTGGCCGAGATACTCGTGATGGTACTCGAACGAGTCCCACTTGCGGTGATCCTGATAAAACTGGAGTAGCCTACCAGCGTTGTGCTTGGGGTCGCTGAGCAGATCTAG